GCCGGCTGCTAATAGTATTGAATCAAGAATTTTTCTGCTTATCACTTTTCTTGATTCTCTCTAACTCTTCCAATATCTTTATTCTATCATCACTTGGCACAGAAGTCAAGATCTTTGTTGTCTCTGGCTTGGGGAAATTTATAAGGTGCTGTGCTATGCGACGGATGGATGCACTTGAGATTCTGTTCATTCGTTTCTCCTATTGTTTTACAGCGTGGATTTGGCCGACGAGGACTATCTTCCAGTCGAGGCCGTGGCTATGACGAAAAAGGTAAGCAGACTGTGCAGCTTCTTCAAAGGTCATTTTGTTTACAATTTTTTGCACTCTGGAGTCTTCAGATTCCAGTATAATTACGTATGGCTTTTCATCAATCATTTTGGTGGTGTCCTGGATACATCACGCTGATATGGTAACAGTCTGCAACGTCAACCCGAATGGGTCTGTTTTTATTGCCCTCAACCATCAGCTTTAAGTTTGCATACACTTTTTTGTTCTTTATATCTATGTCCAGGCCGACGACGCGGGCCTGGTATTTCTGCCCGTTTGACACTTTCACTCTATCCCCTGCTCTAATTTTATTAGGGTTCCATTGATCAAACAATTTTTCGATGTCTCGATTTGAAGTCATACTTATTCCTTTCCTTAATTCTTACTCTACCAGTATACACCATTTAAGACGTAAAGTCAATAAAAAAGTGGAGCACCTGGGACTCGAACCCAGAACCAGCGGATTAAAAGTCCGATGCGCTGCCAATTGCGCCAGTGCTCCACATACTACGCTACTTGGATTTTACTAAATTTAATCTTCTGGCCATGTTCTGCCAAGAGCGCCTTCTTTTTTTTCTCACAAATCTTTTTGATCGCATAGATGTGCTCTGTTGGTTCTTTATCTATTTTATATGTCAAGTGGTAGATCGTCATGCCTCACTCACCATGTCTAAGCTGTCGAATGTGGTCCAAAAGGAACCGTAAGCATCGGCCCATCTTACTCTAACCGTTGAACATTCAAGCGTTCCATCGCGTCTTGACCGAGGATTGGTCGCGATGACAACCCCGATCTTGGTGACGCTGTACAACTCGGTCTTTTTCTTCTTAACTAAGTCGCCAATTTTCATGAAGGGTCCATTATTGCGGCCATGGGCCGGCGACACAGTTGTCGTTGCCGGGTGGAGTTACGGGTATGTTCTCTAAGTATTCTTGATACTTTTTTGTTAGGGACCAGTGAACTTCCATAGTGGACTCCTCAATGGATCCCTCAACCTTGCCTTCACAAATACATGCCAAAAGATTGCAAAAAACTTCCATTGAGTTGGGACTGTCTAGTGTCCCATCCTGGTATGCATCGGCAATTGCATACAAGATCTTAGTTGCTTGCTTATTAATGTTTTTTTTCGCTTCCACGAATCCGATCTCATCGTAATGAAACATGCTTCTACCTTTCCTGTAGTTTATGTGTATTTAACTAATCCATGCTGTGTGGGTCTTATGTCGCTATCATCGAAATGGTATATGCACTGTTCCTCGTGAAGAAGAGTGATCGCCTGACGGAAATCTATCTTTGTTATATTGAAACCCAATTCAGAAGAATAAGAAGTAACGTCATCATACAAAGATAGATAAGTTGTCTGTCTGCCTGGCTCATATGGTACCGCTTCCATTATCAGCTTCTTAACTCTGTTTACTTTCACTTTTTCCTGCTTCTCCAATAGTCAAATAAAACAGAACCAACAAATATCGCTATCGAGAGTTGTAAAATATTTATCACCAAGTCCATCATTTTCTGATCTCAACCTTTCTTCTTAATACTACTATACCAAGAAAAGCAAGAAAAGTCAATAAAAAACTTTGACTATTTTCAGTACTGAAAGTTGAGCATCCGACGTGGGTCTCGGGACCAGTAACCACCAGCCTAAACTTATGCTGCACTGTTGGCGCTGATTCACCATTGGGCCCTTCGAAAAGCGGCTCAAGACTGATTGACATCTCGTATGTTCCTGGTTGATCCGGGACAAAGCTTGGCATCTCTGGTAAAAGATATTGATATAACGACGCGTCGAGTGTGTATCCAATTGGGTTTGCGATGGTGCTTCGCGACCTATGAGGTCGCTTGATGATCGACCAAGTATAATGTCCTGGCTGAGCTTCCCTATTCATAAACAGCCGGAAGTTGACCGTCTCTCCGACGCCTAAAGACAAATCAGGGGAGTAAACTTTTAACTCGGCTGTTGGATCTAGACAGTTCTCCTCATCACCATAGACTACAAAGCAATAGTAGTCGTCACAGGCATCGTCGCCCTTGCCATCTCGGTCGCGGTCCTTCTGGCCTGGGTTGTGTACGCCATTGCAGTTATCTTGATGGTTTGGCACAGTATCCCCGTCCAGATCTGGGTCACAGACGTCACCTAAACCATCCAGGTCTGTGTCATACTGCTTCGGATTAAATACGCCAGGGCAGTTATCAGGATTATCGCCAAAATCAGATATATTATCAGAGTCCTGGTCAACAAAGCACTGAGAAAGATCTTCAGGTAAGCCCGGGGACATCGGACATGTATCGACATCATTTAATTCACCATCGTTGTCGATATCAGGGTCGCACGAGTCACCCATATTGTCGGAATCAGTGTCAATCTGAGCTTTATTGTAAACTGTTTTGCAGTTATCTATCGTGTTTTGGATGCCGTCGCCGTCTAGGTCCAAGTCACAGGTGTCGCCGATGCCGTCACCGTCAAGGTCAAATTGTTCTTCATTTCTGGTTGTGCGGCAGTTATCACAGGCATCGCCGCGCTGATCTCCGTCGCGATCAAACTGTTCGCGGTTGGGGGTGCGAGGGCAGTTATCATACGAGTCCTCGATGCCATCATCGTCATAGTCATCGGCTCGCTGGTATGTGTCTCCCAAGTCAGTATTGGCAACCAAGATAGAACCTCCACCACCATCGGTGCCACCTCCTGATACTTCGGGTGTACCGCATTCAGCATAATTGTTGTCACACTCAAATGGTTGTGCGTATACTGTGCCAGACGCCAGTAGCGCAATGATTATATTTTTTAACATGTTTTCTCCTTTTGTTCGCAACTTTGGTTAGCCAACTGAGCTGCTTCAGCATATTGTGTTATTATATCATAACTTTCTAAAACTTTTATAGGTTCCTTTTCTCACCCAATCAAGAGCATCGACGTCCTGCCAATGGACTCTATACCAAATCTCATAAGGCGGAAACCTATTATTGTTCTTTATCTCAACGATGATACCTCGTGAGCCTCGCATCTCTACTAAGTCACCGATTTTCACTGATAACCTCCAGAGATGACTCGTGGACGAAGATTGTCACTCCGTCTGTCCTTAAAACGTCGAAATACCCTTTACCTTGCAGCATACTGATGATGACGCCAATCGTGTCATGGTTGCGGTATAATCTCACCAAATCACCGACTTTCACTTAATTTCCTCAAAGACGTTTCTGAAGCAGTGCCAACTCCACCATGGTGCCACAGTATTCTATAGTCAGGGGTATCATATCTGTTGATAAGCCAATCAACACTGAACCCGAGAATGATTCCAACAGGCTTGTTCTTTTCTTTTGCTGGTAGTGCTATACAGACTAAATCACCGACTTTCACTGAGAAGCCTTGCGCTGTGTTCTATTTGCCTGCCTAGTGCAATGCACTTCCCATCTGTCATGACGAGCCAATCATATTCATAAGAGTCGCTCCTTGGTAGTTTCTTAATCAAAATAGCAACATAACTTTTCAAGTCAAAATGATTGCCTACTCCACGAGACAACCTCACTAAATCACCGACTTTCACTGATTAACTCCAAGTTCCATGCGCGACATAACTGCTTTCTCTTCCCAGTGTAACACTCTTTGCTCCAAAGCACCAAATAGGCGACGAAATCACCGAAGCTCTCACGTTTTAAGACAATACCTGTCATATCCAAAGAACCTTGGCGATACCTTACCAAATCACCGACATTCACTGATCACCTCCAATGCTTTATAGCTCCAAAGCCTTTTGCCATGCGGCGTGAGGACGTGAACGTCTGGATTTAAGAAAGGGCACTTCTCATAACTCGGACAATTTCCAGCATAACCAATGCCTGTCACGATGCCTGTGTGTCCTTGGCCGTTCTTTACTAAATCACCGAGCTTCACTACTAGTCTCTGTCTTTCTCTATTGTTTCTACTATTATAGTATAACAGGTAAGCTACTGAAAGTCAAGGTTTTTCTATGACTAGCTCTAAGTAATTTTTAGCGATCCACTCTGAGCCGTTTTGAGTGTACACTTTCACCATGGTGCCTCTCGTGGGCGTCTCGATAACGACACCCAGCCACTCAGTAGCTCCGGCTTGGGGGAACCTATCTCTAACTAAATCGCCGGCATTCACTGATTAGCTCCATATCCTCTTCACGGTAATACCAGTTCTGTTTTCCGTCATTTATTATCCAGTACCCTTTATCCGTCCACAGCGATGGGCTTGGATAAGATGGCTTGCCATAATACCCTACCACTACGCAAATAATATCTCTTATCTCCCAGCCTTTGGATCTAACCTTCACTAAATCGCCGGACGTCACTTACAACCTCGCATCCACTGGTAACCCACCAGGCTGTCTTGTTATTCGAATGGACTTTTATCGTACCACCAGCACCGTTGACGTATAACACAACACCAATGTCAGTCCAATGGCCATAATACTTCACCAAGTCACCGACTTTCACTGATAACCTCTAAAAGTCTTTCGTTTAATGTCTGCTTTAGGTTTCCGTCCAAAGATAAGATAACAAAGGCTTGTCCGCTCGAATTCGCGAAAGATAGATCTTCACGTTTTCCCACGATAAGGTAGCGTGTTCCGTATCGGATTGTCTTCACCAAATCACCGACTTTCATTTGAGTTCTCCATTTCTCTATATTATAAGTATAACAGGTAAACCACTGAAAGTCAAGGCTTTTTTTCGCTGAGTAGCTTTAAATCGTAGTCCCACACATTGTTTCCAATCGTGCCGTTTTGCCACAAGACTTTGAAAGCCTTGTTTAGACGCGGAGAGCCTAGCCGGCCTTCACCCACAAGCACACCAATCTTCGTTGGTAATGAGCGAGAAGGATAGTTGTCTTTCACCAAATCACCGACTTTCACTGATTACCTCCAAGAATCTTATGTCGATTGGTCTGATACCATCTTGACCAATCCACATCACGTTTTTGTACCTAACTACATAGGGGCTTTCGTCGGGGTAGGCAGTATTGCCGAAGTCGCCAGTGACTATTCCAAGCAAAATATCTTTCTGCCCCTTGTGAATATATTTCACCAAATCACCTACTTTCACTGATTAACTCCAAGTCTGATTTGATAGCCCAATACCATTTACCGCTTGGGTAAAGGACACGATAGTTGTTGAACACAATCTCTACGAGTAGACCTACACCAAACTCGCAAGTAAGAACCAAGTCACCGACTTTCACTGAATCACCTTCAACTCTCGTGTCTCGACCATCGAAATTTTACCAGCGTTACTAAACCGTGAATTCGGAAGCCATAAAAGCTTTGCAAATTCATCATCTCTATCATAGAAACCGATCACTATAGCTTTCGGTCGCAGTGAGTGTTGATCCCACTCAACCAAATCACCGACTTTCACTGATAACCTCAAACTCACCAGGTCGGTCGCGACGGACAGGGCGGTCTGGATACAATACCATGAGCCAGTAACCGTGAAACGCAGGATTTGGCCCGAGGGGATCAACGTGCTTGCCGGTTACGATTGCAACTGTCCCTGCTTGGTGTGGTTCAATCTTGCCCCAACGCTTCTTAACTAGGTCACCGACTTTCATTACGAAACCACCTCAAAGAAGTCGGCATTGGACCAAGATTGTTTAAGGAAGGGGTTCTCTGAACAATGGAGCCTCAACTCCTCAAAACCGCGGGCGGTGCGAGTCTCCATGACTACAAAGAGCTTGTTAGAATCAAAACCTAACGCTATTAACAAATCACCGACTTTCATTTGAGTTCTCCATTTCTCTATATTATAAGTATAACAGGTAAACCACTGAAAGTCAAGGCTTTTTTTCGCTGAGTAGCTTTAAATCGTAGTCCCAGATGTTGTCTCCAACCTTACCGTTTTGCCACAATACCTTGAACACTTTATTTAGAGCGGTTGAGTGTGGCACTGAGGCAACAACTATTCCAACCCAGCGTGGGCCGGTTGGGTGGTTGTCTTTCACTAGATCACCGACTTTCACTTATCACCTCGTAATCGACAACCGGGAAAAAATTATTATCACCCACTACTTGAAAAGCGCGCTCTCCATCTGACCACCTCACAAGATAGACATTTTTCCAGTAAGCATAGCGATCTGTTTTGTGCTGTCTATGTCTCACTAAATCACCGACTTTCACTGACTAACTCCAACAAATTTTTGTCCATATTGTATTGAGTGTTGGTGTCAAAGAAAAGGACCATACACCTGTCGTTCTTCAGGTCATGAGTTATAATACCAAAACGCGTGGGAGTCCAGCGCGGTGTTTGTTTCACCAAATCACCGACTTTCACTAATAACCTCCAATGCTGTAAAGGCTAATAGCATTTTGCTATGTGGTGTCAAGACAGTAACGGTGGGTCCATACTGCTCGCGGTCCCAGGCACTCTCCCTGCCAGTGTATCCAATAGCCAACACCACACCGATATCGCCTCGGCCGCTTCTTACCAAATCACCGACTTTCATTTGTTTTTTTCTTTACTCTTTTAAGCATCCACCTGGGAAAATCCTGGTATCGACTATGCTCATCCCAGGCGATATAAACTCTGAACCAATTTTCGTCGATCTGTGAAAAAATTACACCCTTCGTGGATTTTGGATACACTGTATCGTTACCTGCAACAATATAAACCAAATCTCCAACTTTTACCACTCTGGAAAATCCGCAAATAATCCCTCTAGAGAAGGGGTGCCGAAGGTTACTTTCCCTGGTGAGTCAGATTCTTTCTTATTCTTTTGTCGAGTCATTTCATGCGTTTCCAATATGCCGAGGGCCTGTACAACAGGGTGAGTCGGGTCGGCGGATAAATATACTCTCACCTTTTCTCCATTGTGCATTGTGATTACCGGGTCTCCGTTACGGACAACCACATGCTTGACCACCTCTACAGAAGTCATTGGCTTTGAAAGGCTTAGCTTCTTTGAGTTATAGCTTTTTCCTCGTGAAAACTCAAACAGGCCGCGAGAATTGCATTTTATTATCTCTCTCTCGTCATACATGAGAAATGATATGTGTTTTATTTTGTAATTCACCCTCTTTTCCTCTTTAAGTCTGACTCATGCGCAAATATTGTGGAGACATCACCAGTAAGTAGTATACTGTAAATCCTGGAGCCTGCCGCGGCTCGAGTGACCGGTTTTGAATCGATGCCTATCACAAATCCTACTTTGTTTTTTTCATAGTTTCGACACATCTTATTGGGATGGCTTGTTTCAGGGTTGTAGTTTGCCAAATCCAATCGATTATTGGATCTTATTTGTATGCAATCTCCCTTCTGGAATTTCAACTCCTTTCTATGTATCTCTCTAATTTTTTTAGCATACTTGTTGCAACAGAACTTATTCCAATCTCTCTTTGTGAGAGTGAAGTGCTGTGGATTGCTCAATATAGTGCTTACATAATTGGAATAGTAAGGGGGGTTGGCACTATAGTATTTTGCAACCTGTAAGGCTTCGTCGCGGTGGCGCTGACTAAACCCATCAGCCCACAACTCTTCTTCTTCCATTACTTCTGAGTTATATTTCTGATAGATGATTCCCAACCATCTCTCTTGGCCAAAGCTGAATTCTGACTTGTAGTCACTCTGGGCAATCAGGGAAGATATAAATGTGGATTCTCTCTCCAACAAGAAAGAGGACCACTTCTCTAAAAATGACTGCAAATATTCTTTAGAGTTTTTGTCCTTGCTCATACGTTAGCCTTTCGGAGGCTGGATCTTAAGGTTTTTAAGGTTTTTGTTTGGGTGGCCCACAAGACCGATACGATGGCATCACCGCCGAATATATTAGAGTCAATTATTTTTAAAAGTACTCCAGGGGTAGTCTCCCCTCTAGTAATAACTAAATCGCCAGGTTTCATATACGCTCCTTCATTGTTATAATAATATATTACACTATTTTTTAAGAAAAGTCAATAATATTATTGCTTTAACTCGCTAATATCGTATATTAGTTCACTACAATGGTACCAGCCCATGGGGGCGCTGGGATTGGCCCAAATCATGAAGCCCATAAAGTCTTTAACCCCCAAGCACTGGCCATGGCAACCGAACCTGGTGGAGTAGAAGATGGTATTTCTCTTGAGTTTGCCTTTCTTCATTCTTGACCGTAAGTTGTGGGCATCTCCTTGACTAAATTAATAAATTCTTTATTTTTTCTGGTTACTTTGCCCGGGCGCGTTCTCTTAATCGATTCAGAGGGCAACTCTGCCCATTCGCCGTTGACTGGGAAATAGACTAAGTGCTTTCCTGAAGCTTCGTCAGTCTTCAGGAAAATTCCCTTTTCCCCCTTTATATCCAAATCAAAGAGATCATAACTTACTATGACCTTCACTTCTTCGCCGCGGGTTATCACGTTGCTAATCCTTTCTTAAAAGCGTGTCTGTAATAGTTTGAACACACTGAAGCCTTTCAGACTCATCGGCCATACAATATGCAGACTTTTCTTCGAGAATTGTCCTTATGAGAATAAAGGTTTTCTCATAATCATTTTTTGCGTCGGCCATCTTCTTCGAGTCCAAGTCGTCGACAATGAAACCTTCGACTTCTCGCTGGGCACCTTTAGGTCCGGTGGTTGAGGATTTCCATTTATACCCTTTTCCCATCCTAATATTATTCATCATGATTCTCCGTTTCGTTAGCTAAAATGAGGAGAGTGTCCGCTAGCTCAAAGGCAGAATCAATATCCAAATCAATTCGGTGAGTGTTTCCTAAAAGTATTGTAACTGAATTGTTTTCATTGAACACTTCTGTGAGTATCATATCACCCTCTGGTGTGTTGATGTAAAATTGTTTTTTGCTTGTTAATGACACTTATTTCTCCGTTTTAGTAAACTATACTAGCTGCTCTTCGCTACCAAAAGAATAAAGCTTCCAGTATTTATATTTTATTATGTTGCCCTCTAGCAGACCTGATTGCATTAGAACATTGTAGGAGTCCTTTCCTATTTTTCCTACTATGGTTCCCTTCACATTCAGGGGTTTGCCAAAAGGAAAGTCTCGAATCCAGACTTCATCTCCCTTTACAAATTCCATACTATTAATTAGTATGGACTTCTAGATTATTGTTCTAGAAGGATTTTTCTGTATTTCAAAAGAGCACGTTCTTTCATTTTGCATTCAAGCATCATATCATAGTCTACGCCGTATCTGTCGACTCTGTTGTAGATATAATCAGAGTGTGCTTGGACTCTGATCTTCTCATCTCGCTGCTCCTCGCGACGGGACTCCGAAAGGTGAACAACGGGCTTGATACCCTTTGGCCACGTCGAAGCTGCAAGTCGAACTGCTTCTTCTTCCGTCTGCCCATTGCGGCAGAAGCGGAAATGATGATAGTCAAACACGATTGGCACCTTTACTTTCTTGTATATGTAGCCGTAAAGGTGCCTAACAGACCACATGGACGCTTTATCGTCGTTTTCCAGAGTAAGCCTAGCCCTCGTGCCTTCGTCCAGTCTAAGGAAGTTTTTGCACCATCTGCGGGCAGTGCCTTCAAAGTCTCCACCATATGTACCACCAACGTGAATGTTAATCTTGTTGTAGTGACTAGGGGCAAAACCCATAAGATCAAAGATTTTCGAATGACCGTTTAGTTCCTTGATAGCTTTGTCTGCAACTGACTGCCTTGGTGAACCAAGGACGTTGAAGGGGCCAGGGTGAAAGGTTAACCTGTGGTTATTACGGGTGGCATATTCTCCGGCAAGGTCTAAATGATAGCAGATCTCATTGTAATCAGGAAGATCACTGAACTCGTATTCAGACATCCAGGGGAAGATGTCTGAGGACATACGATAAAACTTGATACCATTTTTTTCATTCCACTCAAGGATTTTTTTGAGGTCTTTGATATTCTGTAGTGCGAGTTCTGATACATAAGATAAACCTTTCGCCTGAAAGGTTCTTTTAATCATTGAACGGTTGGTGGTGATGCGCCTAGACTTAGGTACATCTGATAGGGTCATGTTTATACAGGCGTATCCGTAATTCATGATTGTTCCTTGTTGTGGTTGTTTATAAAGTATAGCTTAATTTTTATGAAATGTCAACATAAATTGCGCCCCGGATAGGATTCGAACCTATGACCCACGGCTTAGAAGGCCGTTGCTCTATCCAGCTGAGCTACCGGGGCAAAAAATTCTTATTATATTTTCTCTAACTCTCTTACGAGGGAGTGTTTATAACACACTGGTTGGTAGGATTCTGCTCCGCCCACAAGTACTTCTTTATCTTCTTTACAAAGACGCTCTGTATAATAGGCATCTCTATCACACTTAGCACACACGGCAGGGCATATCTCTATACTGGTTGCCCAAGGCATTATATCCTTGACTTCATCAAACGGCACATACCCGGTGGGTTGTGAGGATAACTGGAGACTAGATATTAGAATGGTTTTACCCTGGCGATACAAGTCGAAACAAGCACGAGCTGAACCTGGAATCATAAATAATTCGTCTACGGCTACAACATCATGCAGGGCCCCTTGTTCTAATATCTCTGCTCCTGACTTGACCAGTATAGAAGTATGCTCCTGACCTTTGTGTGTTACCACCTTACTATCAGAATATCTATCGTCGATGTTTGGCTTAAACAAGATAGTAGTTTTCTTTTGAAACCTGTATCTTTCAAGTGCCGCAAGCATTCTTGTGGTCTTGCCACCAAACATTGGTCCGGTAAATATTTTGAGTTCAGGTGATTTCACTTTAGAGGTCGATCGAGAAAGAACCGTCGTCGTGGTCAACGGACGCGGTCCACCCGCTGGCGGCGTGTGGCGACTTTTTAAGATTGCCAAGCGTTGTCGTCAACTCTGACGATACTGTGCACTTTCCTCTCTTATAGTCGTATTGCTCAATACTGCACTCAATCAAACTGTCAAGGTCCATAAAATTCTCTTTAATTTGTTCGACTACATAGCCGTCAAAATCAAAAGACCCTCTCTCATAACCTTCCAGGTAATCTCCGTCCCGAAGTACATCAATGGCGGCTTCGTCTCCGAAACTTGTTTTGACGCTCAGGTCTGGGTCTAGGATTAATCCCATAACTCGATCGGCTGTGCAAGTCTGCTCAACTGATTGTTCCTCTAGGTCCCCTGTGCTGTGCCAACCCTCGTGGTGATCCTCGTAAGTTAGGGTCACAATCGTGTCGTCATTTCCAGGGATCTTGTTTACTTTGCTCATATTTTCTCCTTTATAGTTAAAAGCAATTTCTCAATTCGTATTAATATACTACGATATTTTTAAGTTAAAGTCAACAACTAAATCTTAAATTTTTTCTTATATTTTGCATATGTTTTTACCAGTTCTGATTTAGAGATGCTGGGGTTTCCGGACGTGTCATATTTGAATCCCATATGATTCGGATCAGCAGCCGGGCTAAATTCGCCTTTCCACATTCTCTTGAATATCTCTGCGGCGGATTCCGATAAAGTCTTTATGAAATAATGACTGGGAGTTCTTAGGCCTTTTTCGTCTGGGCCAATCGTGTCAAACACTTTTCCAGCTAGGGCACCAACTCGGCGAATGGCAATGTTCGCGTCGAGGCGGTCCATAAAACTGAAGTCTGGGTGCGTGAGCGGCTCAACTATCTTTGGGCGCTTTTCTTTCCTACGAGACCACACCTGAAATACACACGGTACATCGTAGTCTTCCTTTGATCCGCCTAGGTCTTCGATGTAAAAAGAATTCTCAGGCAGGATTATCTCTTTTTCTAGCCAAAAATTCATATTAATTCTGTTTGTTAAAGTTGCTTTGCGGAATGTCCGCGGCAATATAAATGCTATCTTGCTTGCATACTTGGAAGAGTGTTGAAAAAAGTCTACCGCTAACTTTGAGTTGTTGCCAAATGGCGGGTTTCCAACAACTGCAATCTTCTCCCCTCTACTGTTTGCAAAATCATAATCAAAAAAGTCACCCTCTTCAATTTCTGGTATTTTTGGGTCTATATCAATTCCGTATCTTTTCTCTGCCGGCAGTAGATTGAAAAAATCTCCATGACCAGCAGAAGGTTCGACGATAAAATCAAAACCAGTGAGGTCGACATTCGTGATACACATCTTTGCAATTTCCGGCTTTGTGTAGTATTGTCCGTTCTCATCTGCGTAGAATGCGGACTTGGTGCCGTATAACTTTGCATGGAGCGTTTTCGCACTGTTTTTGAGCTTTATTGATTTTGAGCTTTTTGCGAATGTCTCTATCGTCCGAAATAAAGTGTCTTTATCACATTTAGATAGCAGATCTGTAAAGTCATTAAAATTTGTATTGTCTAGCTCTTCTTGCGTAAAATATTTATTCACAGAATAACTCCTTTCTTTTTGTTTTTGTTATTGTTGCTTTTGGGTACTCTTCTAGAAGCGCGGCGCCGTCTTTGAAAATAACCTTAACTTGCGGAAAATCAATAATATCACAACAAATATATACTAACTCTGCGGCGTGCTTATGTGTGGTCTCATAACAAAACTTTCTGCCAGACCCTAGCTGGTTTGAGGGCATAAATTTTAAACCTCTACTTGTAAAGTTCTTTGCATCATACTTTTGATTAGTTTGGTCGATGTGGTCATAACCCTTACATCTTTTTATGTGGGTAAGTTCCGGGAACCAATGTGTCAGTTGAGGTTCAAGAAAGTGCGAAGCTACTCGACCATCTTTGAGGAGGTCGATAACCATGGCGCGTGAGAGTGTCCCAAATGAGAAATTTTTAATTGTAAAGTTAAAAACCTTATTTTTAATAATCTTGTGCATAACAGCTAACCTTGCTTTTTTAGTCTAGTAACTTACTATACTATGATTAGCAGCAAAAGTCAATCAATATTTTACTGAAAGTAGTGACAATTTTCTTCTTGCCATTGTAGCGACAAGGGTGGCGAGCACTGGTCCCTCTCTAGGAGCCAGCAGAATGCTTTATGGTTTCTACCCTCATGGGACCAGAAGCACTCTTCCTCGCATGGTTGGCCGTGGGCTGCGGACAGTGGGTTATAACAAATCCACACCCTTGAAGAATTTTCTAAGAGAAGCGCATCAACGGCCTCGGTCGAAGCATCAAGGTCCGAAACTTCGGCTGCGGGGTCATCGCAGCTAAGAAATAAAAAAATTATACAAAAAATTATTATTTTATACATCGTTAATCACAGATATTTAATCCAAGAATATCTTCTTCTTTCTGTCAGATAATCCTTATTGCATTCATTGGAGTATGCCTCTCTCTCGAAGGGGTTTTCGCGATACGATTTAACCCCGCTGCGGTATTTGACTAATCCAATGAGCCAGAACGATAAATAGAATAGAAAAAAGAAAATAAAAGCCATTTCTAACTGCTGCTGGAAATGAACGGTTTCATGCCTCTTGGTTACGGGCGACATATACCCCCTTGAAAAGACGAAGCCCATTAAAGATATCGCACCTATCTCAATAGGTGAAATCTTTGATAGCCACACAGGAATGCGACTATTCTCTATAAACATGGGCTTCCAGCTCTTCATCTCTCTACAACCACTAGTGTGCCTGGATTATGGACGCTCTCTATTCCACAGTGCCACCCATACTCCTTCACGATACGATCCACAAGATACTTCATCTGATCTGAGTTTCCTGTTATTATCTTACATGGTAGTTCTACAAAATTTAAGAAGTTTTTTACTTCTTCTTCTACATTGAGGTGCTTGACACCGTGTAAGTCTAGGCTTCTCATCTTATTTTGCACTCTTCTTCTTTTTTTGCTCCCGTAAGCTATCGACACTTCAGAAGACTTATTATCAAAATTGCTCCACAAGGTTTCTTTCTTCGACCGGTTGATGTGACCTCCTAAAAAATAATATATATATTTAGGCGTCACCTTGGTCACTACTGCGGCTCTTGGGCCGGCGGTGATCATATCACCCTTTCTAATTTTATAACCCTTCAACTTTGCTCCTTTATATTTTCTTTTTTCTCTAACTTAAATAGCCAATTGGTTGAGACGAAACCAAGCGAGTCATTAACTCGGTTTTGTTTAGACACCATTTTGGCAAAAAAGTTTTGATATTTTGTACCGGGTTGCATCATCACTAGTCCCAGCTCCCTATGATTTTTGCCTTTAGATTCATCTTTGTATACATCTATTATCTCCAGAAGGACACCCACCCATTCTTTCCCATGTAGAAGGTGGTATACCAGATCTCCAACCTTTATCTCTCTGGTGTTCGATATCTTCTTCCGCATAATAAGTAATTACCCCTAGAGTAATTAATGAGAAGATCCAAAGAATCACAATAATCGGCATAATTTTATTTAATAAATCGCACATAATAATTTAAAGTCATTGAAAACAATATAGCTATTAATGCAATCCAAGGGTGTTTTATATCAAACATATGAGTTAATCTTTGCTAAAGATGCCAAATCAGAAAGACACTCCTGCGCGACGTCGCCTCGATTTCGAGAATTTGCATCTTCTAGAATAGATTTGAGCTTATAAAACGCCTTATCACAGTTCATGTAAAACTGAAATGCCTCCAAGGCCGATACAAAGCTTGAGCGGCCAATGGATTTCGAGCGTGATGAGAACTCAGAAACACCATATCCGGCGATCTCTAATCTAAAAATGACGTCAGTTGATGCGTCAGAGCCTAGGCTTCTTGAAGAGGCGCCAAAAATTGGCTTCACCACTAGATCAACTAACTTTAGGTGTCTCAAAGACTTAAACTCTTCCCCAAATGTTTGATGGCATTTTTCGAAGACGGCGTCGACTAGACCATGGGCTTTAACCTCTTTGAATTGGTACAGCTTCTTTCTTGAAGACCCCAACCTTTCAAACGAAAAACATACGCTAGTCTGCTCTGTATCATAGGATTCTCTTGTTTTGATTTCTAGCGGATTTAACTTAATTATTTCTTTACCTAGGCGCTTTGACAACATACTCTTAACATCTTCTCGGCGGAAGTCTTTTGGGGCCTTCACTATTCTAACCTTTCTAGACCTGCTGAAACTTTGAATAAAGTTTTTACATTTGATAATCTCCGGACATCTCTCAGGATTCTAACCTTCACGTCCTCAGGTGACCTGAATTGACCAGGGATGGAGGGAATAAACTTGATAGAGAGACCAGCTATGTATCTCCCGTCAGCAATCTTTTGATTTTTAATGACAACAGTTACAATTGTAACATTTGGAAGTGCGCGCAGATCTGCCAAGATATCATCGAGGCCGCGGGTTTTATTCTCTTCCAGTGTCAAGCTGTAAGTGAGCATACAGTAGAACTTGTAAATACCGCGCTGTCGGCTGCGGCCTTTTTCCTCGTTTAAACTCATCTCCACTTTATCATAAAAGGAGTTCTTTGTCAAGGGTTTCCTACTTTCCTGAACAGGCGAATGAGGTGACCTCTGAGGCCGGCTGTCTTGACGGTATCCCCTCTGGGTGAAGACCGAGTTAATCAACTGTAACATATCATCATGATCTTTTTGAGCGGAAGAAAGCGTGAAAGCGCAAAACTCCCTGAACCCTTCTACATCGTTAGCTGTCATCAAGCCCTGTTTAAGCTGGAAAAAGACAGCAATATCGCCGTGGTCGTTTTCTATTCTTATTTCCTCAAAGCCAGCATATCCTGCTTGGTCCAGGCGGGCCCATATGGCGCCTGATAATTCTCTTGATTCTTTAAAATCAATTGATTCTAATGAGCGTTCGGTATTCGAGAACAGGCTATCCCGGGTGTCAATGTCGATTTGCATTGTGGCCCCATAACTGACATGGGCATCGCCACGATCAAGGAAGGGATGCTGTTCTATCTCAAACCATGGTGTTATGTGCTCCAAATCTTCGTCCGCCTCGTTCTGGATCAGCTCACAAGCGCGCTGTGTGGCGACCAAGGTGTCCGGGGGTGGATTGTCTTCGACTGATTGTTTTGCTGAAGATGTAATATCATGATAGATTTGGCTGTTCAGATTTTTTAAGAAGCCTTCATCTTTACCTTTATAATCGGGCATTCCGTCTAGATGCTCTCTTATAATATCCCATAGATCGTCGGGGTTCTGCGCCTTGTTTGGGGCATCGTGAAGCATAGTCAAATCGCCATCTTGGTCAAACTCTAAAGTGATCAGGTGGTTTGGGTGACCTTCTTGCAGCCCATAGAAGTAGGACATCACAAAGACCTTGCCTTCCTCTTCAGTGTACTGCACAAAGTAGTTTCTTTTTTCTGGTTCTGATATGCACCAATCTGTAAGTCTTGGATTCTGTCCGTAATAGCAGCTAGCTTGTTCTGTCAGCGGGCGGATAGCAAAAACACCATGATCAGCGTAGATGACTTCTGAATTCTCTTCTGCTTGTTTTTTATCTGCTGTAGCCTTTTGTGCTTTTGCCGACGTCGTGACGCCTAGCTTATCTAGCTCTCTCTTGATTTCTTCATCATGGTATTTGTATATGTCTTTTTCTTCAAATTTGTGTTGGTTTTGATCGAAAAGCATAACATGGTCAAGTATGGCTTCGCACATCTCCAGGACGTCTGGATCACTCCTTATTTCGTCTGGGTCGGCGAACGATCCGATGATCCGGTCAGCTTCCCTAGCGAACCACATAAGATATTTTGATACACCTTTCGGGCCCATCAGATGGTTAATCTGTCGTTGTCCCCAATTGATCCAGCCGGAGGCCTCCAAGACAGGATACTTGGCTTTTACATCTTTTAGCCTTGCCTCAAGAAGAAACCCGGGCCACCGGGATTCAATCAAGTACTCTTTCCACTGTTTATTAAATTGCATAAATGAAACACCTTTTTATACTAAATAGTTGCTAAGCAGTAGTGTTAATAAAAAATTTGTATTAGAATAATTAATATTGACAAGCCTAGGCAAATCATGGTTTTCGTAGTGAACATGGATTCTCCGAGCAAAAACCAAGTTAGCACAGGAAATACCACGAAACCAGTGCAAGAACCAATGAACCGAGCTGACCAAACTGAACCTGTTGCATCTGATACTATTTTCCATGCATACCAGAAAGCAACGCTAGTTGGTATACCGATCAAGATGGCTGACATTAGCGGCTTATCTTCCCACCATTCTGACATTCTCTGTAGGTTCAATTGATACCAACCCAAGATCTGACCCAAAGTAAAGATTCCGATACCGACCCAGAGGCTCATTCAATTCTCCAATAAGTTTGTGTTCTCAAGCTGGACTGCGGAGGCAGCGCGGATTGAGGTTGCAATGGTTGAGATCATCTTGATCTCTGGACCTTCTAGATACAACTCTTCCACACAAGCTTCCTCTGCTTGGGCTAATAAGTCCTCAATATAAGATATGACTACCTCGCAAGAAATCTTCAACTCCATCAAGGTGAGCATAGATGTCCTCCCCAAGATAAAATTAGATTTATAGTGATCCTGCAATAGTGAGTCTATCTTAATCAGGTAGGTTCCAATTGGCCGGTGGATGTTCTCTAGGATCGAGATATCTACTTTGTGTCTTTTTGGCGGGTCTTGAGACATATGTTATTGACTTTCTTTCTCGTATTCTAAGAGGTCTGAATAACCTCCTACCTTTTTAGTATACCCTGTTTCTAGGTTATTTGCAAGTATAATTGGCACCGTCTTCTGCTCATAGAAAGTTTTCTTTTCTTCTAAGATATCTTCTCTGTCTTTGTAGTCCAAGAATGCAAACTGCAAATTTTTGGCCACACAAAAGTCAACTGCATGCATACAAAAAGGACAAGTAGATCTGCCGAAGATAATAAATCGGTCTTCAATCATTTAATATAGATCTCCCATTTCGGTGTTCGGTAGCTTCAGAGTAGATTGATTCAGCAGTACCAAAAGCAATAATGTCTTCAATCTTGTTTCCATGCGTAACCTTCAATAGCGAGAATCTCTCTTTTGAAAACTTTGATTTTTCAGATAATAGAAAATGGTCGGCGCCTCGGTAGTCCGTTATCGATACAATATTATCACTGTTGATATATATGTTTTTTGGTACGATATTTCTCTTGTGGCCCTGGTTTTCTATTACTAATTGCCTTATTTTGAGTAGCATTTTTTTCCTTTTTTGTTAATGTCCAAGTGACTTAAGCACAAAAGCACCAATGAGACCGATGACTGTGGTGAACAGTGTCCATATCATCCTGGAAGATGTCTGTTTCCAACTTTCTAGTTCCCTTAGTCTGGCATAAAGCCCATTATCAGGATTGTAGACTGCCTCTTTGATTTTTCCAATGTCTTCGGACATTTGTTCTTGTTTGTCTTGCATTACATCGATGCCTGTACATACTCTGTCTATTTTGTTTTGTATTTCTAAAAATTGTTCATTGTTTTCTGCCATAAGAAGACCCTCCTATGTGTCGACACTAATAAGTAGTGTCGTTAGTGAACAATGCTGTGATTAGTCAACAAAAGAGTGCCCGCGACTGAGACTGCATTCTTTAGTGCGCAGCGAGTCACTTTCGCAGGATCAATAACACCGGAAGCAAACAGGTCTTCCTTCTCCCCTGACAGGAAGTTGAAACCTTCCAGGTCTTCACAGGTGCCCATCGTCAACCTTAACACCTCTGGGTTATGGCCGGCATTCTTTGCCATCGTGTTGAAGGGGGCCTGGAGGGCTTTACGAAAGATGTCGAGCGCTATGGCTTGATCAGGATTTTCAAATTCAATATCCAGCGCTGTGGCGATCTTCAACAAAGTCATACCTCCGCCTAGAACTATTCCCTCCTGTTGGGCAGAATTGACTGCTTCGAGTGCGTCCTCTATTCGGTGCTTCTTCTCTATCATTTCGACCTCGGAGCTAGCTCCTACTTTTATGATGGCCACACCAGATGAGAGTCGAGTAATCCTGTCCTGAAGACGACCGGCGGCGTGGAGATCGTCTGTACACTCTATTTCTGATTTAATGGCCTCGATTCTGTTTTCTACATCTTCATATTCACCTTCGCCATCGACCACCGTTGATTGAGATTTTGTGATCTCTACTTGTCGAGCTTTGCCGAAATCCAAGAGAGTCACATCTGACAGATTCTTCCCCAGGGACTGCTGGATAAATGTTGCTCCGGTGGCGACAGCTAGATCGCTCATGATGCCGCGGCGGTCTTCGCCGTAAGAAGGTGCTTTGATAGCAGCGACCTTCATTGAGCCGCGGACGGTGTTCATTATTAGTGCAGCTAAAGCTTGGCCTTCGATCTCTTCTGCAATGATTATAAAAGGACGGCCTTCTCTGGCTGCGATTTCGAGTGCCGGTAGAATCTCTGCCACTTGATCAACCTTGTAGTCTGTAATTAAGAACAGTGGGTTCTCATATCTACATGTGCCGCGGCGTTCATCTGTGATGAATGCTCGAGCTGCGTATCCACCCTCCAAGGTAAAACCTTCAACTAGTTCTAGTGTGGTTTCATGCGATCGCCCCTGCTCTACAGATATGGAACCATTCTTTCCTACCTTGTCTACAGCCTGTGAAACTAGGTTTCCGATTATCTTGTCGTTGTTTGCAGATATGCTGGCAATATGCTTAATGTCTTCTTCTGAAGATATTGGCCTGGCCAAGTCTTCGATACCTTCACATGCCGCGGCAGTGCACCTTTCGAGGCCGCGTTTAATATCTATGGGGGAGGCGCCAGCTTCGATGTGCTTATTGGCTTGGCGCAGGATCTCTCGGGCTAGAATGGTGCTTGTAGTTGTGCCATCGCCAGCTTCAGCATTAGTCATGGCAGAAACCTGCTTTACAACCTCCGCTCCAGCGTTCATATGTGGGTCTTCGAAACTCATACTCTGAGCTACGGTTACTCCGTCCTTCGTAATGAAGGGTCTCTTATCTTTTTGGTGAATGAGAACATTCTGTCCCTTGGGTCCAAGGGTTGCTGCAACATAATCGGCAAGGGTATTAACCCCATCCAGAACCTTGTTGCGAAGGGTCTGGCCGTGCTCTAACTTAGTAGTCATGAAACCTCACTTTATTGTTATACTACTATTATAATGTATTTTGGGAAAAAGTCAAGGACTTTTTTGCTTTATTTATCTTTTGTTGATTGAAGCTCTTCTGTCTTTGAAATGACGTTTCCAGAAGCCTTGATCGCCTCTTCGGCCTGGGCATCTTTCGTCATGCCGCCGGCGATATAAGCATAAGTGTTGTCTTGTATTGCTTTTACGTTCACAAAGATATCAAATAAAGACTCGTTAAGGAGCCCCGTAACCCTGTTCAGCACCGTCTGCGTATTCTTTCTGCCGACATTAATTGCGCCAAAGAAAGCTTTATCTTGGTTAGGCCCAAGGACACGGCTTTTGCTGTAAGTATGAACCTCTGCTACCATAGCCTGGGTTAGGCCAAATTGCTCTGTTGAGAGAAAGCCGCGAGTCTGTACCAAGGCTGCCTGCTTTTGTTCTCTGTTCATAGCGTTGTATAGTTCTGCTGATCTCTCTGGTGTTTCCCAATTACTCTTTAGATTAAGCCTTCTCATTCTTTCCTTCTTTTCTGATGATACAGAAAATTGTTTTACAATCGCTAGCTTTTTGAGATTTGCGGAAGGGTGGTCGCCGTTATTGGCTTGTCTAGCTGCCCTGCCTATCTTTTCGGCGAAAGCCTTGTTATCAGTGTCGTATCTTGGTGTTTCGCTAGCATCGTTAATTTGGGCAAGAGTACCCTGAACTATGTCTCGCATTGCCTGCTTCAGGGAGGCATCGTTAGCCGGCATCGCAGAAGTACCTCTCTTTACATATGGTTCGCGCTGTTCGTAGTCAGGCGATGCTTTTTCTTCATCCGTTAATGCTGCATCTGGGTCAAATTTTTTAAAGAACTTGTCACTTAGTTGAGTTGCCCAGCTCAAATTCTTAAGAAACAAGTCTGCGAACTGGTCATCAAGCCGAAGATCTTCAGCGAGCCCCTTGTTCAACTCAGCTAGGTGTTTCTTAAAAGCGAATGCGTATTTGTTCTCCAACTCTTCTGTAGAAGGGTCTGCGATGCCTGGTAAGTTGTCTATAAACTCTTGTCCACCTTTTGGCAACTGAATACATAACCTGGAGTGCTTTGAAGATTTAGAAAGTATATCGAAAATGTTATCTAAAGTAAAGTCAAACCTATACCACTTCAAGAAACCATTGACAGTCTGACCTTCTTTTTCTTTACCTTCGAACCGCTTTGTTACGGCAACATAACGCATAAGATCAGCATCAAATTGAGGGTTGATTATGTCTCCAACAAGATCTCTAAAAGAGCCTCCAACATGCAGGTTTCCGTCTTGATACAACTTCAAACTTACAGGCATGGCGGTACCGTCACTTCTGGAAAGAAAGTCTGCAATAGTCCCAGTATTGGCTGGTATTTGCTCGCCCTTCATTAGAACGGCCAGAAACGCTTCGAAACTAAAACCTGCAGAGGCAGCGTTAAAGTTCGCTATGACCTTCGTTAAGGTCTTGTAGAAGACCAAGTAAGATAAGGCGGTTTGGATTTGTTTGGCTGTCGAGGTGTTTCCTTCGGGTCCGAATATCTCTTGCATTGCAGCATCAGGATTGTCATAGAAATTAGAAAGTGACCTAATCTTTTCTACAAAGTCCCCACCTTGGATGTTTTCCAAGAACTGCAACAGCTTTTGTCGCTCAGGGCCGTTAACTGGATTATCGCCGCCTGCACCTGTGACATCAGTCCATCCTAGTTCTGTAACTGCTATCTCAGGAATAGCATCCAAAGTTAGGGTCATAGACTTCTTTTCGTTGAGGAACTGCTCCTTAAGCAAAGAGATTGGGTCTTTTATAGATTTAAACAGCTTGTCTTTCTCTACCTCATATACCTCTGCGATAAGAGTGTACAGGTCGTCGATGGTTGATACAGACGGGGCCCTATTCCTGTTTGTTGAAAGTAATTCTTTATGCCAGCTCATTATATATCTCCTTTATATAACTAGATAATTTCATCTGCAATTCCCAAGTTAATTGCCTCTTCAGCTGAGATGTAGATATCTCTCTGTGTTTTGAGCATTTTCTTGATTTTTGCTTTTGTTAGTTTTGTATAACCAGCTAGAGCTTCAATGTATCTATCTTGAACCCATTTAATCTCTTCCAGTTCATTCTCCATGTTAAATATCGTGCCACCAGTTCCTGCCATCACACTGTGCAACATGATGCGGCAATTCCGGCCGACGCGGCGTCGACCCGGGGTGCCAGCGGCGAGAATGGGGACGCCGGCTGACATCACTTTGCCAATCCCGTAGGTCTCTATGTTACATGTTCTCTTCTTGATCATATCCATGACATCCAATATTGAGAACATATCAGAAGCGCAACCGCCATGGGTCGATACGTACATATTTATTGGCCTTGAGACCGTTAAAATCTCCGAGGCTGGGTCTTCAGGGTCTTTGAGCATCTGGGTGTATGCTGAGGTTTCCAGATAAAGAAGTGCTGATACGACTTCTGACCCTTTCTGTTCTGTGACATCGCCATATAAATTAATTGTTCTTAATTCCGGCTGCTCATCAATGGGTGGCTGGATGTTATTAATAATAACAACTTGCTTGTCGTCTGTTGTTTTTATTTCCGGTAATGGTATTGTTCCGGTTTTCTTTTTCTTCTTTTTCTTCTCGGTCTTTTCTTTCTTGTCAGTCATACTGCCTCTTTTAAAAAAATTATTTGTTGTCTTTTCAAGTCTCTGATCATTTTCATAAAGTCGCTTCGAGTGGCGAACTTTTTCCTAAGAATTACTATCTCTTCTTCTCTTGACGGGTCAAAACCATTAGCGATGCTTGACCAATTGTGAAACGTATTTAACAGCTCAGACTTGTTCTCAGGTCGAAACGAAATCTGAATATTATATTCGTTTTCTTCTATTTTCCAGTAAGTTCCTTCCATTGTAATATTGTTCATAACAAATACCTCTAATCGTGATTAGCATTCGTTATAACTATTATATCAGATCTCTTTTGGAATGTCCATAAAAAAAACCCCAAAGTTTTTAATGCTTTGGGGTTTTGGAAACCTAAATGAGTGGTAAAGGTCGCCTCTTACTTTCTGCCCATCTTCTCACGTATGATTCGTTGGGTTACTCTCTTGAGGACTTCTTGGACAATCTCCTCTTGCATAACAGGTTCTTCCTCTTCCTCTTCTGCGCTCATCATGTCCGCCTCAGGTGCAGGCTCTTCGACAGGCTCTTCGTCCATCTCGGGATCCAAGTCCATCTCTTCTCCAGCGCCTTCGTCGCCCATTGCATCCCGGAGGCGGTCACCTAAGTCGATGAGAAGCTGTGCTTCCTCTTCAGAGAGGCTGACATCAGATTCCATTCCTAGTTCTGCGTCCATCTCGGGCTCTGCGTCCATCTCGGGCCCTGGGTCTATCTCAGGATCTTCATCTTCGACCTCACCCATGTCGACGTCCATTTCCATTTCTTCTTCGTCTTCTTGTTCAGTGACGACTTCTTCATCAGAAGTAGTTGTCTCCTCAATTTCGTCATCATCTCGTTTTGGGTCCATACCATAGCCCATCTCTTGGATGAAGTTATCAGTTAGGGGTTCTACGGCTGCCAGTTTCATGAACCTGCGGACCGTATTTTCGTTAAGTAGCTTCTTATCACTCATTTAAAAAATCTCCTTTTGTATACAAAAATGGTGTAAAATACAATAATAAATAGTGTTAATCAATTATAAAATCATTTTTTTATTCTCTTCGAGAGCTTCTTGAGCGCCTGCTTTTCTATTTGTGAAACCCTCACCAAAGAGACTCCAATTCTTTTCGAAATTTCATCTAGTGTCATGGCGCCATGTTTTTCAATTGAAACATACATGCAGTTATCGTCTTCTGGGTAGTCTATCCAGCATCTGCAGTTTTCTTCTGAACAGTTTTCTTTCCTCATTCCTGTTCCTCAAAATCTTCTTCGATCAAATCATAAATAAAATTTTTCTCTGAATTTGAAAGGCCTAAATCTTTCATTAATCGATCTCCTTTCTCTATCTCTTTTTTTGAATTTTGTCTCTTTTTCTTTCCCATAGTACTTTTCTCCAGTTTTATTTTTTCTATTGCTCGCATCATATCTAAGTCATTCTCAACGTATAACTTAACCAGGCCTCGAAAGAAGTTTCCTTGAGTTAGCCTATCATATCTTAGTCTGACAATCATCCTGGCGTGCTGTGCAGTATCATATTCGAATGCAATCTTCTTTATGGTCATCGCGATAATATATGAGTATTACTCTCTCGTTGGCCTGCTGGTGTCTGCCGGATGAACTCAGCCCTTGCTTGGATTTCCGGTATACTCCTACAACCAGAATAAGAAAGGCCAGATTTCAAATTCTGAGAAATTGTGGCTAAAATATTTTTTACGGATCCCTTATATGGAATCGTAGTTGATATGCCCTCTAGTGACCGGGCTTCGCCTCTCCAATCTAGTTGGGCTTCAACACTTGCCATGCCGCGGTATACTTTATATTTATTACCATCGCCCTTAGATAACACGTTACCAGGAGACTCATCCGTGCCGGCCAGCATAGAGCCCAGCATCACCAAATCGGCGCCGGCTGCTATAGCTTTAACAACATCTCCAGAGGTTTTGATGCCGCCGTCGGCTATAACGGTCGCGCCGTCGATGTCACGGCAATCAAGTACTGACTGGAATGTTGGAACTCCATGACCGGTTTGGATCCGGGTCGAGCATATGCTTCCTCCTCCGATGCCGACGCGGACTGCATCTGCGCCCCAATCTGATAAATCCTTATAGCCTGCCGCGGTGGCGACATTACCTGCAATAATCGTCACTTTGTTATCATATTTATCTCTTATGGTTTTGATGGCGCGTTCGGTCAGCACGTGGTGACCGTGGGCGACGTCGATGCAAAAGATTCGGGCCCCGGCATCATAAAGGGCTCTTGTTCTGCGCAGAAGGCCTGAGCCGGCTGGCAATGCAACAGAAATCTTATTAAGATGGGCGCTGTTGACCTCCTCTAGCGAATCTCTTAGGTTTAGAACCATCGATGCCTGTTCCCTTTCGGTATTGTATCGATGCAAGATCCCTAGGCCGCCGTATTGCAGCATAGTCATTGACATCAGACTGGCTGTAACAGTATCCATTGGGCTAGATATCACTGGGAAGCCTAAGTCGACGTCTCCCAGAGACGATTCAAGTGTCACTTCTCTTCTGGTGAGGATTTCACTTGGCCTAGGCACCAATAATACGTCGTCAAAGCTCAGTGTTTGTTTCAGTTTCATCTTCGTCTCCTTGAGTTACTCCACTATCATAACAGTTTGTACAGACTAAGTCAATGTTTTCTGAATTTTTATTAATTCTCCAGTTGTCAATATTTTGACCTTCTGATGGGGGCTGGCCGCACACCGAGCATTTCACCTGTCGTTTGAAGTTTGCCATGGCCGTTTTGAAATCTTTGGTAAACTTCTTGCGAGCATCGGCGAGTTGTTTTCTCTTGATCTTTCTTGAAAAGCTGGTCATCATAAATCTCCAGTGGAGCCAAGTGCTCCGCTGCCGCGGGCTGTCGAAGAGCCATAAACACTATCTTCGTGTATTTCCCACAGGACTGGCTTCTCAATACGGACAAAGACACCTTGTGCTATCTTTTGCCCGGCTGCAATGTGCTGAACCTCTGTGCCAATATTCTGCAGGTTTACAAAGATCTCTCCGTCATAGCCCTCATCCACCACACAGGCGCCTGTGACAAGTTGCTTTTTGCTGGCTACTCCCGACTTGTTCATAATCTGTAGCATACAGCCGGGCGGGACCTCCATTTTGATGCCCGTCCCCAAAAGCACACTCTTGTTGGGGTCGACACTAATGGTGGTGTCTTCTGAGTTTGAACAGAAGAAAAAATCCATGCCTGCGTCGGTGTTATGCGCCCTGTTGGGCAGTTTGGCCTTGGGACTGGTCCTAAAAACCCTGACCCTATCTATCTCATCGAATAACATTAACATACTCCTTTTTGTGTTAAATCTCTTTCTTCTATAAGTGTATAAGTAAAACTATTACTCCACTGGTCGGATGCTTTTTGGCAAGTGTCCATAAACTCATAAAAGTCTTTACTACTCTGAAGAACTTGGCAGCCGGCTGACACCCCTCCAGTATTGACCCTTGCATCCGAACCCCAATGCTTGTGAATATTGATCCCAAACCAGCCCTCTTCTTCGGGGCTGTGATAGTCGGGCTTAGAGTCTCTGTTGTTGTCTCTCCAGACTCTCACCTTCCCCCCTCTCTGAACAAGCGCTGTATAGCTTCTCTTGCCTCCATGCGTTCCGATTCGATATGTAGACCGGTACTGGTCGGGAACCAAAATCGCGGTACCCTTATGGCGGACCTCTTTGATTGGCATGCGCAATATTCTGGTACCAGGCTCAGTAGTGGCCGGATATATATCGCAGACCCACTCGTCCTCCGCTTTATACAGCAGGTTGATGAAATCATCAAATTTTGACGCGTCACCAGAGTCATTACGAACACCGATAATATTTAAATTATAGTCTCCTTTTTCAAAGAATGCGTGCCCCTTGTTCTCAAGGGTCTCCTTATAGTGTTTCGCCATCATTTGGGCTGCAAGCCCTGTTAGTCTAGCCATTGTTATCTCCTTAAGCTAATAGTTTAAACATCTTCCTGACACTGAATGTCGAGAAGCCCCAGTTTGGATCGTAATTTAGTCGAGCCATGTAGGGTCGGTTAATATGGACAACATCGCGATCGGGGTCAACGCCCCAACATCGGATGGTATTCGTCTCGTTGTTATCATCGATCACCTTTACCACATAGAAATTCTTACCGTTCTTTGACTTCTTGAGCTTGCACTCCCTAGGAATGAAC